CGGACTGAACTTCTCAGGCTTGGGCGGCGGTCTGATGGCTGGTATATCAGACCCAAACATACAGTACATCACCGCGCCAATATCTAACAAAGGCAACCCTACGGGAAAGATGGGCGGCAATGTTTTTGCGATAACGCCTGACCAGCCGGTGCGCCTCGTTGATCTCAACACTAAAACAGTTATCTTTGAGGGTACAGGACCCGAAGCTGCACGCAAGGCAACCGAAATTGGTCAGAGCATAACCGACGCGAGGGGGCGCAAGGCATCATACGACATTCAAACCGCAGACCCGTCTGGTGCGTATGTAACCGTAGCCAACGAGAAGAGAAACAAAAGTTTTCTGGGTGAGGTCGCTAACGTAGTCGGCACGGTAGCTCCTTTGGCGTTAGGTTTTGTACCGGGCTTCGGCCAACTTAGTCTTCTTGCAAAAGTCGCCGCTGCCGCTGGAACGGGCGGCTTAGGCGCTGCCCTTAAAGGCGACGACATTCTCAAAGGCGCGTTACTTGGTGGCGCTACCGCAGGTATAGCAACCGGCACTGGACTTGATAAAGCACTCGGCAGCGCGCTAGGCGGTCTTAGCAAAAGTGCGGTGCAAGGCGCAACTCAGGGCGTGGCGCAGGGGTTAAGCGATGAAATTGTTGTCACTGCCCTCTCAAAAGCTCTTCAAGGCGCAGGCAGTGCCGCCGCTAACGCATTGGTATCTAATGTGGGCAAAGCCGGGTTGAGCGAAATCACTGGCTACAAAACACCAGCCGAGCAGTATGCTCAGCAGCAAGCACCCGCCGCTTCAAACGTCGTAAATGGCGTTGACCAAGTAACAGGCGAAATCGTTGCCAATGCCCGAAAGTCTTTTCTATCGCCTGACATATTGGCCAGTATACTTAACACGGGTGGCCTCGCCGCTGGCGCGGCGGGCAATGTTGGCTCAAATGTCGTTAATGGTGTAGACCAAGACACAGGTGAAATTGTTGCTGAAGCACGGAAGTCTTTTCTACCACCCGACGTATTATCTTCTATAATGAGCGGTATTGGCTCAAATGTCATTAATGGTATCGACCAGGTAACTGGGGAGATTGTTGTCAAAGCGCCGGAATCAGTTTCACCGCCCCCGTTGATACCGGGCTTTGGAACCACGATACCTGCAATTATCCCAGGCGCGCTTAACGCAACTCAAACAACAAGCACACCACCTGCTGCAAAGGATGGCGTTCTTGGTACTGGCCTGAACATACCTCAACTTCTGTCTATTGGTGGTGTAGGGGCCGATCTTCTGAAAAGCCTTTTAGCTGGTGGGGGTGATACAGGTACAGGCGTGCCATATGTCTCGCCATTTGGCACAGGTTCAGCTTTTACCCCACGCCAAGATATGCGCGTTAATCCAAACATCTTAGATTATGAGCGTTATGGCTTTGGCCCAGAAGCTATGTTCTTCCGGCCAGAGTATAGCGGTCTTCTTCCAGGCGCTGCGCCTGCCCAAGCGCCGCAAGCCATGACCATCAACCCCGCTTACATGCCGTTAATCTGATGGACCCTATAACAAAAGCTGGCCACGCAAAGCGACTTCTTGATGATGACATTCTCAAGGGTGCGTTTGCTGAAGTCGAAAGAGATATTTTTGAAGAGTGGCGCATGTCCGGCTACGCCGACGACAACGCCCGCTCTGACATGTTTCACACGCTCAAAGGACTTGAGCGTTTGAAAGCCCGCCTACAGGCAATCCTTGACGATGGCTTAGTCGCCAAATCGAGGAGTTAACATTTATTAAAGAAGGTGCTATATGACGGAACAAGTCGGCAACCCCGGTGGGATCGGCCTCCACGAAGCAACACTAGCCATCGACCAACTACTTGGCCCGGATGAGGACAACCAAGATCAGGCCGAGGCGCAAGAGCCTGAAGAGGCTCAAGACGACGCGGAAGAAACTGAGGCCGAGGATTACTCGGAAGAAGAAGATACCGAAGAGTCTGACCCGTATGAAGAGGACGACACAGAAGAGGTTATTGAACAGGAACTTCCTGACGATCTAACTATCAAGGTTAAACTTGACGGTCAAGAAACGGAAGTCACCCTTGACGAACTTCGGAAAGGTTATTCTCGTTATTCGGATTACACACGGAAAACTCAGGCATTAGCTGAAGAACGCAAGTCGTTCCATAGCGAAGCCGAAGCGATCCGTATGGAACGCGCTCAATACGCGGAACTGCTCCCGACGCTTAAAGCGCAGATCGAAGTGCAGTCCCAAGCTGAGCCTGACTGGGACAATCTTTATGACGAAGACCCCATTGAGGCAGCGCGGTTAGAACGGCATTGGAATAAGTCTCGTCAAGAGCAAGCCGCTAAACTTCAGGCTATTAATACTGAACAGCAGCGGATTGCTGAAGAGATGAGCAAAGAGCAACAGCGGGCATTGGCTGACATTGTGCAGTCAGAGCGCGCCAAACTCACCGACGTAATTCCTGAATGGAAAGACGAAGGCACAATGCAAAGCGAAGCTAAGGAACTTCGTGAATGGGCTATAAACAATGGGTTTAGCGAACGTGACCTAAGTGCACTTGTTCAGGCCTCTCACGTCTCAATCCTGCGCAAAGCTATGATGTTTGATAAGGGTTCAAAGAAAGTGGAAAAAGCGAAGGCACAGCCAAAGAAGGTTGCGCGAATCGTCCGTCCAGGTTCTTCCGGTACTCAGATCAACACACGTTCAACCGATGTAAAGAGGGCTTCCCAGCGCCTTGTGCGTAGTGGCCGCATTTCTGATGCAGCCGCTCTTTTGGATAAACTCATTTAATAAGGATGTGAACTATGGCTATTGTAGCTAATACATTTACCCGGTACTCCGCTATCGGTATTCGTGAAGACTTGTCGAATGTTATCTATAACATCTCGCCAGAAGAAACTCCGTTCATCTCGAACATTGGCCGCGAGAGCGTCAAGAACACCTACTACGAGTGGCAGACAGATGCTTTGGCTGCGGCCTCAGCTTCTAACGCTTCTGTCGAAGGTGACGACATCTCTTCGTTTTCTGCTGTTACGCCAACCAGCCGCGTTGGTAACTACACGCAGATCAGCACGAAGAACGTCATCATCTCCGGTACGCTTGAAAGCGTCGATAAGGCAGGCCGTCGTTCGGAACTGACCTATCAGCTTGCTAAGTTGGGTTCGGAACTGAAGCGTGACATGGAAGCCGCTTTGCTTGCCAACCAAGCTTCGGTTGCTGGTAACACCACAACTGCACGTCGTACTGCTGGTCTTCCTGCATGGTTGACCTCGAACACCTCGTTCGGTTCCGGTGGTGCTAACCCAACGGTTGGCTCGACCCCGACTGCTGCTCGTACCGATGGTACGCAGCGTGCATTCACAGAAGCGTTGCTGAAGGGTGTTATCCAGAGCGTCTGGACTTCAGGTGGTACGCCTAAGATGCTGATGGTTGGTCCTTTCAACAAGGTAGCCGCGTCTGCATTCTCAGGTATTGCTACTCGTTACCGTGACGTTCCTGCTGGTCAGCAGGCACAAATCATCGGCGCAGCCGACGTTTATGTGTCTGACTTCGGTACAGTCAACATCGTTCCTAACCGCTTCCAGCGTGATCGTGATGCGTTTGTCGCTGATCCCGATTACGCCTCGTTGGCAATTCTTCGTCCGATCCAACAGATGGAACTGGCGAAGACTGGCGATGCTGAAAAGCGTCTGATGCTCGTTGAGTATGGCTTGAAGGTGAACTCGCAAGCAGCCCACGGTATCGTGGCCGACTTGACCACCTCGTAAGCACTAACTGGGTGAGGGGGCCATGTGCCCCCTCATCTAACTATTGAGGGCTTTATGACAAAACGTCTCATTAACGACGATGCTTTCACAGGCGTCAAAACTTTTTACGATTACGATGCCGGTAAGGACGAAGCGATCATCTCGAAAGAGCAAGATGTTTCCGCAATTATTGAGCAGAACAAGCGCGAATTTAATGAAGCGCCGGAACGCTGGGGTGAGTGGTCCAAGGTTGGCAGCATCCCAATTTCAGTGTATTACGAACTTGAGCGCCAAGGTATTACTAAAGACCAAGAGCGCATGAAGAAATGGTTGAACGATCCTGACAACCTTTACTTCCGCACAAGGCCGGGGACTGTTTAATGGCAATTACAACGTACTCTCAATTGAAGACTGCCGTAGCTGACTACCTTAACAGGGACGATCTTACTTCGGCTATTCCGAATTTTGTCGCATTAGCGGAAGCGTCTTTGAACCGCCGTATGCGCGCTCCCGAAATGGTGACGCGGGCAACGGTGACGGTTGATGCAGAGTACGAGAACCGTCCAGCCGATTGGCTTGAAACGATCCGGTATCAGATGACCACAAATCCGATAACGGTTCTTCAGTTTGTTACGCCGGAAGAAGCCAGCATTCAGAAGACAAAGTTTTCTGTGTCTGGTACGCCGTTGTTCTTCTCAACTGTTGGTACTCAGTTCCAACATGTTCCAGCGCCGGACACGTCTTACTCAGGTGAGTTGATGTATTACGCCCGCGTTGCTGGGTTGTCGGATGCAAACACTTCTAACTGGCTTTTAACTGCTAATCCTGATATATACCTGTACGCAACGCTTGTTCAAAGCGCGCCATATTTGAAAGAAGATGAGCGCATTGGTGTTTGGGCTGGTATATTAGACCGCCTGATGGCTGAATACGAAGTTGCAGAGCAGCGGGCCAAGACAGGCTCAAGTCGGTTGGTTACTCGGACAAGGACGTTTGGTTAATGGCGGATACAACAACTACCAACCTTGGCCTTACCAAACCAGAGATCGGCGCGTCTGCCGATAGCTGGGGTAATAAGCTAAACGCGGACCTTGATCTTGTCGATGCGCTTTTTGCAGCCGCAGGTACAGGGACGAGCATCGGCGCTAATGTAGGCGCGGGCAAGACACTTGCTGTTGCGGGTACACTTAATGTCACTGGCACAGTTTCTGGTGGCATTGTTGCCCCGCTTGCATCGCCAACATTTACCGGCACGGTTGTTCTGCCTTCGACCACAAGCATCGGTCCAGTCTCTTCGACTGAGATCGGCTACCTCGACAACGTAACGTCGAACGTCCAGACGCAGCTTGACGCCAAACTTGGCACTGCGACGGCAGCGTCAACATACGCGCCACTTGCCAGCCCAAGCCTGACGGGCGTACCGACTGCGCCTACCGCTGCGGCTGCGACCAGCACAACGCAGATTGCTACCACAGCGTTTGTCGATACCAGCTTTGCAAAGCTTGCGTCTCCTGCGTTCACTGGAACACCTACCGCGCCAACAGCCGCGTTCGGCGCTAACAACACTACAGTCGCCACAACCGCATTCGTGCAGCAGGTTGCGCTTAACAACCAGCTTCCATTGCAGAGTGGCAACGCCGGTAAGTTTCTTACTACTGACGGCTCCAACGCAAGCTTTGCGACTATCACGATCCCAGCGCAAGTCTACCCAGCCGCTGGCCTTGCAGTATCAACTGGAACTGCATGGGGGACATCTGTTGCTCCAGGCACAACTGGGCAAGTGCTAACCAGCAATGGGACCAGTTGGGTTTCAGCGGCGTCGCCTGCTACGTCGTACGCAACTCTTTTGAAATTCGGGATTTAAGAGGTATATTATGGCTGACCAGATTAAAGAACTTTCCAACGGAACCTATTTCATCGGTGCGTTGACTAATGGTGTTGCTATCGCCAGCACGGATGCAACTACGCGGAATGTTGTGAAGGACATTCAGGTTCAAAACAACCAGCTTACTGCCTTAGGCGCGGCCTTGAATTTTAATGTCAATAACGTCACTGTTGCGAGTCTTAGCTCGTCGGTAAGTGGTTCGGAGATAATTGACGTTTCCAGCACTGCGGTTGCGGTTACACCTTCGCTTTCTTTTACCAACGATATTATTGGGTTTTTTGGTTCAACAAGCGGAACAGGCGGTAAGGCCTCAACCATATCAACGCGCAAAGTAAACGGTTTTGATGCATCCAGCGTAGTAACGCAATCTGCGGCTATCGCGACGGCGCTCTCACAAACAAACTATATTGCTGGGCAATGGTTTATCGGATCTGATTTCTTCTATCTGTATGATGAGGGAAACTCCGTGCAAACTCTTTACCGTCGCGTTGGTGGTATTAACGGCACTGAGAATATCGTGTTTAACGACAGCTACTGCACTATTGTGTTTAATGGTGTTGATAGATTTCATCAGGTGAATGGCGCCAATATTTTCACATATGTTCCCGCAACAAACACAACTACTTCTGTTAGTATCAAAGCTGGCGCGGCTTGGGCAACAACAATGTCTTCATACCCTCGCATTGCATACGCAAACGGCCTTGTATTTTGGTGTAACAGTGCCGGAACAAGCGTGTGGGCTATAAATCCGACAACGGGTTATAACGCAAACATCTCATCAGCGATAAATATAGCGAGTAGCTCAACATACACACCGCTGGCGGTTTATTTTAGCGGAGGAACTTATTATTTTCTTTCTGTAAATAACTCGTATAGTGCTGGCTATATTTATATCAGAAGTGCGGCAGATTTTGGCGCTCTTACTTCTGCCAGTGTTTATCCAGTTACAAGTTCTGCTATATACAACACCCCAACGCCACAAATAACAAACAATGTGTCGCCGCAAGCGATTTGGCCATTGTTGAACCGCAACAATGGGGATTGGTTCTGGTATAAAAGTCAAAGCTCTAACATTCTCACGTTTGGGTGTTTCAATATGCTTACCCAAACAATTAAGACGGATTTGGTAATAAACACAAACCTATATCCTCCCGCTATCGGCTCTTATCAGAATTTTGTTTTTACATCTTCATCATCCGCCAACGATGTTGCGAACAAGCTGAACACAACCTTCTATCCGCAAACGGCTACGCTTCGCGTAACCGCCGTTCAGACTACACCGTAAGGATTACGATATGCTTACTCCATCTACAGCCGTAGCATCCCCTTCGCAGATTTCATTCAGCAACCCACGGCAGATTGCAACCTCGACCACTACTAGTTCTTTAGTTATGTATACTGTCCCTGCTGGGAAGAAATTCCAAGGGACGATTTACAACAACACCGCTGCTCAAAGTGTTGGGATTACACCATCTGGTGGTTCATTGATAACTTTTGAAAATATCCTAACGACTTTGACGTCTGCATCTTTTTTGATTACTCTTGTGGCGGGTTCAATTGTAACAAGCCAAAGTGGTAATAGGACATTTATCCTTGGCGTGGAGACAGACGCATGATTATCGAAATTAACTCAGACCTTTCCGCAACTGTTTACGACGACAGCGGCAAACGTGGTTTTCGCCTTTCAACATACAACCCCCGCACGATGGCGAAGTTTGCCAACGAAGACGAAGTGCGTGAGTGCGCCGCGTCATTCATTGGTGAGGACATTATGTCTGACTTTGATGAAGCTGATTGGCATTCATCGGCTACCGCTCCGGTCGAAGAAGAGCCTACCACTGAACCTGCTCCTCCTGCTGAGTAACTCAGATGGACATGTCGTTCGGCGTTGATACCCTTATAACCGTCATTGCTGGCGTCTTCGCCATCATTGGCGTGTGGACGCAACTTAGCAATCGTCTCGCCATCCTTGAGACGAAGCTGGATTTTGGCGATGAGAAGTTCAACGCCATCGATAAGAAGTTCGACGAGGTGATGATGCACCTTCGCCGCATAGAAGATAAGCTGGACAACAAGGCAGACAGATGAATTTCCTAAACAATTTTGAAAGCAAGATTGATGGCGTGAATGACACTGTAGAGTTTGTCATTCGCGTTTCCATTATAACGCTATCGGCTGTGATCCTTGTGGTCGTAATGGCGTTGGTAGTCGGCCTGTTCTTGCCAAATGATATTGTAGATAGCACAGCCATCCTTGAGATGATTAACCCTGCGTTCCAGACCATCATCGGTGCTTTCGTGGGCCTACTCGGTGGCCTTTCCCTCAACGCCAATGCGCGTGATAAGGAAGAACCCGTCGAGCCTGAACCAGCCCCACCCGCTGAGTTGGACGACGAAGAGATGGCTCCGTGGGAAATGTATCGCAACGACCTGCGCTACGACAACAACGACGATGGCACAGTTGACGAAGAGGACTTCCCTAACTGGCGTAATCCGGCGGCGTAAATGGTGGGCGATCTTTCCACTGTCGAACTAATCGGCCAGCTTTGGCCGCTAGTCCTCGCGTTTATTTCTTTGGTAATCATCCTCGCCAAGATGGATGTGCGCCTCGGTATGGTTGAAGAGAAGATCAAGACACTGTTTGAATTGTGGAATAAGGGGCGGGATAAGTGAGCCTTGTAAACCTTCAGAATAAATTAGGAGTAACGGCAGATGGCGCGTTCGGTCCGGGAACATTTAAGAAAGCTGCGGCTTTCTATAAACTTTCGCCTGATAGGGCAGCGCATTTCTTTGCTCAAACAGCGCATGAAAGCGGCGGCTTCAAGGCTTTTAGCGAAAACCTTAACTATAGCGCGAAAGGTTTACGCGGTATCTTTGGCAAGTATTTTACGACTGAAGCTATTGCTAAAGGGTATGAGCGTCAGCCAAAAAAGATCGCTAATCGAGTTTATGCAAACCGCATGGGCAATGGTAATGAAGCGTCTGGGGACGGGTGGAAGTTCCGTGGACGTGGCGCTCTCCAACTTACTGGCAAAGCAAATTACCAAGCTTTCGCCACCTACATCGAACGCCAAGAAGTAATGGATAACCCCGACCTTGTGTCGGGTGAACTGTGCTTTGAGAGCGCGCTTTGGTTCTTTGACCGCAACAAACTCTGGGGCATCTGCGACCAAGGTACAGGCGATGGCGCTATCCTTGCGCTGACAAAGCGCATCAATGGCGGGACGCACGGCCTCGATGACCGCAAGGCGAAGACAAAGAAGTACGCAACATGGCTTTAATTCCTAATCCAATCCTTATGTATGCAGTTGGCGGTGCGCTTGTTATCGGCATCGCCACTGGATGGAAGGTCAAAGACTGGCAGTGCGACGCCGCGTATTCCAAGGCTTTGGAAAAGGCAGAGAAGCAACGCCAAGAAATGCAAGGAAAGATAGATGAGGTTTCTACGCTTTACCAAACCCAACGAGATCAAGCCGATGTCGTGGTCGCCGGAGAAAGAGAAACAATACGGGAAATATACAAAACTCTCCCTGCTGTTTCTGCTGATTGTGCTCCTGATTATCGGGTTATCGGGCTGCTCGAAGGCGGTATCAATCGTGCCAATGCCGCTGCCTCCGGCGAACCTAGCGAGTAATTGTCCAGTACTTCCTGCTCCGCCATCAATCTTAACCGATCCTGATCGTGCAACTTGGGAAGTTGATCTTATAGCTAAATACGGCGATTGTGCGCTGAAACATCGCTTGACTGTGGAAGCATGGGAAGAGGCTGTAAAAACTTCTAAAAAGTGATATAAGAGCGCAGCGGCCCAACACGGACAACAGCATGACACTGATCCCTATTTCAATACCACCCGGCGTTTACCGCAACGGCACTGAACTTCAGGCTGCGGGACGGTGGTATGACGCCAATCTTATTCGTTGGCACAACGGGACAATGCGTCCGGTTGGTGGGTGGCGTGTTCGTAATAGCGTAGCCACTAACGGTATCCCACGCACAACGCTTGCGTGGCGCAGCAATGACGGCTCTCGCCGTCTTGGGGTGGGGACCAATACAAAACTATTCAGCATGACTTCGGCGGGTGTCCTCATCGACATCACGCCCGCAGGCTTTGTTCCAGGCCCAGCAAACGGTAGCGACAATACAGGCTACGGCTCTCTTACTTTTGGCAGCTACACCTACGGCACACCGCGTCCAGACATTAGCCCGATTACAGAAGCAGCCACATGGAGCCTCGATACTTGGGGTGAATATCTTGTTGCCTGTTCGACATCTGACGGCAAGCTGTATGAATGGCAGTTGGATGATGTAGCGCCTGTTACAGCTGCGGCTCAACTTCTTAACTCACCAACAGGCTGCACAGGTCTTGCAGTTACGGATGAGCGTTCGATCTTTGCGCTTAGCGCCGATGGCAATCCGCGTAAAGTTGCGTGGTGCGATCTAGAAAACAACACTGTCTGGACGGCTGCGTCCACCAATCTGGCTGGTAGTTTCATTCTCACCACGCCAGGTAAGATCATGTGCGCTCGTCGTGTTCGCGGCCAGATGCTGGTTCTTACAGACGTTGACGCCCACACCGCGCAATATGTTGGCGCGCCGTTCGTCTATCAGTTTGAAACAGCAGGCCGTAACTGCGGTATCATCTCCCGCCAAGCCATCACTGTTCTTGATAACATGGCAGTATGGATGGGCGACCGTGGCTTCTTTATCTATGATGGTTATGTTAAGCCATTGCCTTCGGACGTTGAAGATTATGTCTTCTCAGACCTCAACGGCTCACAGCGTTCTAAGATTGTCTGCGTTCCTAACACCCAGTTTGGGGAAGTATGGTGGTTCTACCCATCGGCCTCGGCCACAGAAATTGACCGCTATGTAGTCTGGAACTATACCGAAAATCACTGGTCCATTGGAACATTGTCTCGCACTTGCGGTATCGACAAGACCGTGTTTAACTACCCAATGATGTGGACCGCAGACGGTTTTGTGTACGACCACGAAGTTGCCTTTGTTCGTCCAGGCGCTGGCGCTGTATTTGCTGAGACTGGGCCAGTTCAGATTGGCGACGGCGACCGCGTTCTGCACATTAACGAACTTATCCCAGACGAACGTACACAAGGCGATGTCACGGCCACGTTCTATAAGAAGTATTATCCCAACGGGATCGAGAGTTCTTACGGGCCGTACTCCCTAGAGAACCCAACGTCGGTTCGTTTCAATGGGCGTCAGATAAGTATGCGTGTCGATAGCGCACGCGACGTTGATTGGCGTGTAGGTATCATGCGGCTTAACGCTATTCCGGGTGGGCGTCGATGAGTTTAAGGCTTCCCCCACCCCCAGGTGCATACGATCCGAATTATGAATCGCAACGCAACCGCCTCATAGAACTCTTCTCAAATAATGTTTACGAGAAAGGTCTAGACGTTGGTATCTACGCACCAGCCAAGCTGATCTACGAAGGGTTCTACGGCCAGTTTAAGAAGACCACTAGTGTGTCTCCTGCCGCTGCAAATACGGCGTATGCCATTACATTTGACACAACTGAGAATAGCAAGAGCGTCTCAATCGGTTCGCCTGCATCTCGGATTGTCGTAGCGGAAGACGGCGTGTATAATTTTTCAAGTCATTATACAATTCTATCCAACAATAGTAGCGCAAAAACTACATGGTTTTGGTTTAGGAAAAATGGAACCAATGTACCTGCAAGTGCGATTTTGGTAACAGATAACATCAACGGCGGTCATGCGGCGTCGGGCATAGACCACTTTTTTACCTTAGTTGCTGGCGATTATATTGAATTAATGTGGGCTGCTGATAGTACTAACATTGAACTTCATGCTTCTCCTGCAACGGCATTTGCTCCATCTGGGCCATCTTGCCTTTTATCAGTGATGCAGGTGCAGTAGTAATGGGCTGTCAATTGTTTAATTTATATGGTAATAACGAAGGATTAGGCGGTCAGTCCGCTTGGGGGTTATAATGGCGACAACTACTACTACTCAACAGGCGCTCAATCCTTTCATTCAGGATATTCTGGCGCGTAACTACGGAGCCGCACAGCAGGTTGCGTCTATTCCGTATCAGGCATATGGCGGTCCGCGCATTGCGCAGTTCCGACCCGCTGAAGAGCAGGCGTTCGGTGTTGCCACCCGCGCAGCCACCGAGCAAGTTGGTATGCCGCAGCTTCAGCAAGCTACGCAGGTTGCTCAGCGTGCAGCAGGTTACACACCGCAGCAGTTTCAGCAAGATGTCTCTGGCTTTATGTCGCCGTTCCAGACCAACGTCATCGACGCCACGATGGCCCGCTTGGCACAGAACCGCGCTGAACGTGACGCAGCAACGAAGTCTCAGCTTGCCGCATCAAAGGCATTTGGTAATGATCGCCGTGGTGTTTACGAAGCGCAGCTTGCAGGTCAAGAAGATTTGAATACGGCTCAGACATTGGCTGATCTCTATAATCGTGGATACACGCAAGCCGCTGGGTTTGCACAAGGTCTGCCGAGCCAGCAGCTTGCGGGTGCACAGGCTCTTGCAGGCTACGGCCAGCAGGCGCTGGGCAATCAGCAGTCCTACGCTGCAATGCTTCAGGGCGCTGGTCAAGCGCAGCGCGGCATGGCTCAGCAGAACCTT